AACACCACCGTGGCTACCGAGGTTTCTTAAAGTCGGACATGCCGCCTAAGAAGAGTAGCGGTCCTGACGCTTTTAGAGCTTATAGAGAATGGGCTCGTGAACGAGCCAGGTCTAACGCTGCCAAGAAACTGAAGGCAGTTTTTAAGAGGAAACTAACATGGAATGTGCGAAAAGATTTACCTACTATAAAAATTAGACCTGGTAAATACTTGCCGCCTCCTCCATTTTTCAAATGGAGGAAGTTTCCAAGACAACCGCGCTGATAACCGATGGCGGTTAACGTCATTACGGGGGGGCGCGGCTGATAGACAGTCCGAGGGCCGGCGCATAGCGCTGGCCTTTCGTTTTATACAATTGTTGTTTTGTAAGAATAAAACTGTTTTGTTTACAGCAAGTAAGAAACCGCGAAGAGTCATTTTCATAGTGGAGTGCCCTTTCGTATTAGTCAACTCCCTATATAAGAAGATGGAAAAATTTTTCCAATTTTCCAAACTCACACCATAGAAAAAGGTGTTCAAAAAACCCAAGATATCATGCCCGCGAAACAAGCCTTCAACATGCCATTCACTGCGTTTGATGTTGAAGACATCGAGTGGAAACCCGATCACATGAAGTACCTGCTATATGGCAGGGAAACGTGTCCCTCTACAGGTCGAGAGCACCTGCAAGGGTATGTCCAGTTCATAAAGAAGCAAACAATCGCAGGCGCCAAAAAGATTTTTGACAATGCCACGATTCACTTTGAATTTGCTTTGGGGGACTACGAAGAAAATTTTAAATATTGTACCAAAACTCGTGTAAACGATATGGTACCGAACGTTTACTTCGAAAGAGGCGAACCTACAAGAAAGAAGGGTCAAAGAAATGACATCCAAGAAGTCATTCGTAGGATCGAAAGTGGAAATGATCTCAGAGATCTCATGTTCGACGACGAGGTAAACCAAACCGTCGCCAGGTGCATGCCGTTTGTCAGACAAGCTATTGCTGACTTTAAAGCCGGCAAAGGACTTTCTGCCATTAAGTCCAAGCTGGAGTCTGCACAGCTCAGAAGCTGGCAGCACGGAGTTAAATCTCTGGTGGAACAAGAGCCAGAGGGAAGAAGCGTCTACTGGTATTGGGACACTAAGGGAAATACAGGAAAATCCTTCATGGTTGATTGGCTTGTAGCATTTCATAAGGCTGTAGTTTTTACTCATGGGAAAATGCATGATATTGCGCATGCTTATAATCATGAAAAAGTTGTGTGCTTCGACCTTTCAAGGACTCAAGAAGAGAAACTTGATGCGGTCTATATGGCACTTGAGTGCTTTAAAAATGGACGTATGTTCAGTGGGAAATACGAATCCACAACAAAGATTTTTGAGGTTCCACACGTTTTCGTCTTCGCAAATTTTGCTCCAGACAAAACGAAACTTAGTGAGGATCGTTGGAAGGTTACTGAGATTATCTCTTTTTAATCATTAAAAATCCTTAAAATAATGAGTAACCTCCTGGTTATAGCGCATAATAGTGGTGGTAGTCACAGCACTAGGATCGGCATATGGAATAATAGCGATCTGAATGAAATCAGTAGTCTTCAAAGGTCGAACACTATCAGTTTCATACTGAACCCTACGATTGGTCTTGATACGTCCAGATACAATAGGGTAATTGCAATCATTACCTGCGTCGTCCACAGGATCGAAGGGGATATTTGAATATTCAGTAACATCATCAACATATTCATTAATATAATATTGAGATTCCGCGATTTTCGCGGCAATATAGGGTGCTAAAGTAGGTGCGGCTGATTCCAGAGCTGGCAATTCATTATATATAATTGAATGATATTTGTTAAACAATTCCCGATATGTTCCAGCAACGGATGTGAACGGTCCAGAAGATATACTGGGATGTAGAACATCGTATAACAGACCGGTGCTTTGCGCGGCAGACGAGTTCTGATTTTGATTCTTGAGAGGATGTACGACAAAATCACGTAGCACATTATAATTAAATGTGTCGACTGGCTGAATAAGAAGATTTCCAGATCCTGAATCTGATCCATCAGTTACGAACAGACTAGCGACGTTCGATGACGCGATCAAAGTATTGGTTCTGAGAGCCTTAGGCGTAAAGATAATCACACGACAAGACTGTGAGGGGTAATCCGAGTACCCAGTAAGCTGAAGCTTATAATCAATATACTGGGAAAAAATGGAATCGCCGTCACGATCATGCTTGGAGTCTCCTTGATTGAGACCCATCCAGTTAAATCCTGAACGGTTATTGGGACGAGCAAATCCTCCGACAACTTGTCCGGATCCTGCGTCATGATTCAAAGTCTGACTCGAAACGTGAAAATTTTCACGCTTTGATTCCGCAAGGCGTCCAATAACAGACCTCATCGAACGCTGAGGTGTGGGACGACGAGAGCGCTTGGAATATCGTGGCCTCTGGTAATCACGAGCGCGCTTCATCTATAGTTCGTTTGCAATACAATTGAAGTATATCAATTGGTTTCGCAAACCACACAACAAGAGAGCAAAAATGTATCCAACAAGAAGACGTGTTGAATGTTTTGCCCTTGATACCAACTACGTTGCACTTATAAAGTAGTTGGTAGAAAGTAGCCAAGGTGGTGGTAATACTT